CGGCCTTGTACGTCGGGGCGATGGCGGCAATCACATAGTCACACGTCACCAGTCCCGTAGGTCCGTCGCTGGCAAGTTGCCGGCTTTCGTTCTCCACCTTGTAGACTGCGAGCGGATACACCTTGTTGGCCTGCCGGTCGTACTCCGGGTAGACCCTGGTGCCGATACCCAGCGTGCTCGGATCCGTGGTGAGCTTCGCGAACATAGTAGGGGCGATGGTCATTGCGGTTTCACTTCCTGGTCGATGAGTTCAACCCATGCGGCAGCGGTCCTTTCCGCGGCCGCTTCCTTGGTGCCGTCGTAAGCACGTTGGAGGAAGTTGTTGGCGGGGACGAACTTTCGCTTGTCGCCCAGCTTGCGGCTGCCGACGTGGTGGCCGTAGATCAGGAAACCAGCATAAAAAGCCGGCCCTTTGAAGTCCTTGGCGGCGGCGCCCACGGTCAAGCTGATGACTCCCTTGCTGCCTCTGCCGGCCCGAATCTTGATGTTTCGCAGGACGGTCCCGCTCCGCTCCGGCGCCTCCGCCCGGGCGGCGCCAAGAACGATCTTTGCGCCCTGGCGCAGCCCCTTTCGGATGACGCGCTTCTCCACGCGCAGGCCCAACGACTCCAGCCTGGCTTTGATCTCGGAAAGTCCGCTGATGTGGATGCCCTGGCTCATGCTAGAATTTCCGTACACGTCAGAACCAGTTCTTCGTGGCGCTCATCGGTGTCGGTAATGGCGTCGATGGAAAAGTGGCGAACAGGAAGCTCCGATCCGCTCTGGCTATAGGCAAGACGATGCGTGGGCAGCAGTCGCTTGCGGTATCTAATCGTCACCTGGTGGGTGCTTGTCGCGGTGATGGTGTTTGCCTGAGACAGTGATAGCTGCCGGCCGCTCAGCGTCTTGATCGAGCACCACACCTTAGCTACGTAGGTCCAGCCCTTCCCCTCGTCCTCTCCATAGGCGTTCTGGCTTGGGGACGGTGCTTCGATCGTAACCCGCTTATTGAGATTTCCCGGTTCCATGGGTTCTATCCGATCGGGACCATTCGGCATTTCAGCCGGTAGAAGTCGGCCAAGCCGTGCGGAACGGAATCCCCTGCCTTGCCAATGCTTTGCCGGTTGGAATATAGGGTCCCGACGTGCATGCGGATGGCGTGGCGGATGTCGGCGGGCACGTCGCATGGGCGGCTTCCGTAGCCGCCCTGGTATACGACTGTAAGTGGTTCCACATATCCCACATCGACCCTCAGCAGGTCCGAGACGCCGGCGGCTTCCAATTTGTATTTGCTGGGGTCCACGGTCCCGTTGGCGTCGGTGACGGAGGTAATTCCGCCCAGGATCGGGCCGCGCGGGAGCCGGAGTCGGTGGCGCCAGTTGAAGGCATAGGTGTAACCGAAGTTGGTTGGGGTGTTCGGGCCGTAGAACACTGCGGTGACGGTCCGCGTCAACAGGCTGCACCCCATGGCTGTTTCCGCAAATTCAACCGCCGCGGCCTGCAGCTCCAGGACGTAGTCCCGCTCTAACGCCGAATCAGAATCGTCAGGATCAAGTCGCAGGTGGTAGGCCAACTGGTGAATCGTCCAGATGGCGCTGCTCGGTGGGACGTCCGGGGTCGTGCCGAAGACGAATGGCATGGTCAATCCACTGTTAAGATAGCGCCGCGGATCGGGGTATAGCCAGCCTTCGTCATCCAGACAGAGTAGATGCCACTGGAAAGGACAAACGAGACTTCGCCGGCGATGTCCGTAAGCGCTGGCCCGGCAATGATGTCCCTGCCAGCCGAGTCGCTCGTCACCCATACGCTGGCGCCGGGGATCGGAATGGTGTTCGTCGGCGGGTTACTACAGAACTTCAGCGTATATGACTCTGGCCCTGGGATCCCCACCGGCCCGAAAAAGTTTCTTGGGAACACGGGGCCTCATTGCTTCGGCGGCTTGGATCGACGCGCCTCAACTTCGGCTGCGGCCTTCCTGGCGATACTCGGAACCACGGCGAGTCCATGACCGATGCTGACGGCCTGCTCCACGGGCACGGCAATGCCGTGGTCAATGAAGTAGGACGCCTTGCGAGTGTCGATGAAGTCGTACTCCTGGCCAGCCTTGTAGCCGGCATCGGCGTCCGCGTACGGGGTTTTAAATTTGATCTTCATGAAATAAGCCGACCTGCCGGCAACGAGCTGGCAGGTCGGCCGGAGGAAAATGCGCCGTTCACGCCGCTTACGAGGCCGGGCACACGAACTTGGCCACCGCGAGCGGCGAGTAACCGAAGTTGTGGTAACCGTACAGGTCGGCGCCGGTCTGACCCTGACGGTTGGCGGTCTGGGTGAACCGTTGGAGAATGTCACCCTCGCCCGCATCGCGGAGACGGCAACCGATCCAACTGAAGACCAGTCCGACCACGTTGTTCGCGCCGAATGCGGCGAGATACTCGCTGTAGACCACGGGCGTGCCGTTGAACCGCTTCAGTTGCTGGTTCTGCGCGTCCTGGTTCAGCAAGGGGAATCCGGTCGTGGTGACCAAATTCTCGGCCGCGGTGTAAGCGGGCTTCGACAGGACGATGACCTTGTTGGCCTGATACCGCTTGGGGAGCACGCGGTTCAGGCTGACGAAGTTGGCATACGTGAACCCGCTGACGGTGGTGGTCGCCACGCTCGCCGTGATGGCGCTGTCGGCGACAAGCGCCGTAATGGTCGCCGATTCCAGGGCGAGTTCCTTGGAATAGGACATGGCCGGCACCGATGCCGAAAGCAGGTCGAAGTCAACGGCCATGAGTTCCCGGTTCTCAAACCAGAGGTTGCCCGAATGGTACGTGACGATGGTGCTGTTGATGCTCTCGGTGAGCGCGGGTTCCTGCTCGGTCTCGCTGGTGGCGGTGCCCGAAACGGTCGAGCCGGCGGCGGCCGTGTAGATGGGCAGGTTGATGTTCCGGGTGCTGGGCGTCTTCCAGGGTTCCAGACCGTACGCTTGCAGGGCTTCGCGGAACACATTGAGCGCGATGGGCGTAATCGGCGCCATTACGTCGGTCGGCATCAGGATCCCCGATGCTGTCGAGCCGGTGATCGTGGCAAACCGCTGGTCAACGTTGCCGGTTCGCATCCAGTCATTGACGGCCTTGGCGTAGGCTTTTCGGCCTCCCACCTTGGCAATCATCGCAGCTACTTCGGTGCGGTCGGTCGCGTCGAAACGGTCACTCACCGTGATAACGTCGGGCTGGCCGGCCGGGGCGCTGGGCAGTTCCACGGCGTCCGTCTTGGCAGTGAAGGCGAATTCCGCAAGCTTGGCCTGACGGTCGAGCACCGACTTGATTTCGGCCATGCGGGAAAACTGCGCATCCGAAGTGGTCTTCTCGTCGGCGGTAAAGTCTCGCTTGGCGTCGGCGGCGGTCTTGATGAGCGTTTCGCCGGCGGTGTGGAGCGTGGCCAGTTCCTGCCGCAGTGCTGTGAGGTCCATGTGAGTCGTTCCGATGCGTCCCTCCCCGCTCGAAACTCTGCCGGGCAGTCGGGAACCTGGTTTGAGGCGGGTCTATGCCCGCAAGGGCAAATCACCCTTTCAGGAGGTATAGACGCTCCTGGCGCAACCGCATCGCCGCCGCAACCCGTTCCGGCGTGGCCTGGCTCATCCCGCCGGCCACGGGGGGCGTCCCGTCCGGGTCCGGATCATCGGGCTTCGGGGCGATGCTGGTTTCGGTGAATGCCGGAATCGGCGTGATGGTCACCTCGTCGGCGGTGAACTTATTGACGGTGATCGTGCTGTAGCCGTCCTCGTCCACCATGCTGAACGACATGCCGGCGACCAGTTTGCTGCTGACGTAGGCGTAGGCGTCTTTGCAGGCCGTCGTGTTCATGTCGAAGTCCATCTCGACGGGCACGCCGACAGAGTCGGCCTGGCCGATCCGCAGCGTTTGGTTCGCCGTGCCTGCCAGCGGCTTGGAAAAATCGTGATGCCAGAGGGCCAGTGTGGGCGTGGAGAAGATGGCGCTATTTGGCGCGAGCCGGACGTTGTACCCGCCTCGGTCGGAAGACTTGGCGCCCCACACGATGGGGTAGCCGCTCACGGTCACGGTGGCGTTGCCGTCGGCGAAGGTGCTGCGCACGATCTTCAGTTGGGCGACGGCGGGGTCGGCCAGGGCAAAGGTGAGGCGGCTGGAAAAGAGCTGGCGGTCGAATTTCTTACCCATTTGGTTCCTCTAGTGGATTACACCCTTCGGGGAGTCAGACGCTGGTTCCGAGTGCTTCAGGATCTGCGCGCCGATGGCACCCGCGTCAACCGCCAGGTGCTCATCAAGGTCTGGAATGGAGGGACTGTTTCCAAGATACAGGGCGCGAGCCGCCAAGTAGCGCAGAATGGTCGGGTTGTCGCACGACCACTGCCCTCCTTCAACAATTGCAAGCGTTCCCGCTATGTCCACTTCTGCGCTCATGCTGGCCCTGCCTTTCTTCGCATTTGCGCCATGGTGAACCGGAAGTGGTCGGGATCTTCATGCGCGAACTCGGCTGGGTCACGCATCATTCGCTCAAGGCCCATGGAGGTTACCTCGGTGTAACCGTCCGGGTAGTGGCTCCCGGTGTAAGGGTTCTGAAAATGGTCCTCACGCGCGACCTCATCGTGCCCGTAGGCTGGGTTGCCGGTGATGTCCATTAGCTTTCTCGGCTGCTCACCCGCGGTGCGCCTTGCCAAAAACTCGTTCGCAGCCTTCAGGTGTGCTGGGCTATTGAACTCCAGTTGATGGCCATACTCATGTGCCACGGTCCCGGCGTCGTCGTTAGGAGCTAATTTAATCTTCCCCCCCGGCTCCGCGTACGCCCTTGTCCGCCAGCCGCCCACTTTTACGTAGATCGTCGGTGCGGCGGCGTCGGCGCTGATGGTTTGCTCGGCGAATCGCTTGAACCTGTCAACGTTTTCCGTTCACTTTCACCGTCGCGCCGTTGGGCACCGCAATCAGCTCGTGCGCACGCCATGCAGCCGCGGCCCTGCCCTGAGTTACCGCTTGCTGCCTGCTTTCGATCGCTTCGTGCCATGAGTTGACCTTGGCAACTAAGACCGGGTCTACCGTTCCCGACTTGATCTGCTCCCTGAGCTTTGCTCCCCACTGGGCAGCGGCCTCCTGAGCGTTAGCAAGGTCGTGCTCGGCTGCCTTTCTTGCCTGGGGCGATATTCCCAGTATGTGTTGCCGAATCGCTTCTTCTTCCGGATGTTGGCCCGGGTCGCCGAAATCCCGGCCGGCTGCGCCCTTCTGCATGGCGGCGCCCATCGCCTCGTCCGCCTTTCCGGTTGGGGCGTGCGATCCGTCCTGCTCACTCGGGGCGTGTGGCGCACTCGCTCCGTCGTCGTCTCCGATCCACCGGCCATCAGGGCCGCGCGGCTGGTCAGGGCTGCCCATGGTTAAGCGAGTCGCGGGCACGCGCGACTGCTCTTCACTCCCGAATCCTATGGGCTTTTTTTTTTCCTCTGGTGGGTCCATTGCCGCCAGGAAGATCGATTGCAGGTCCGGCACGTTGCTCGCGACTCCCCTGACCAGCCGGGCGTAGTGAGTCCGCAACTCGTGTGCGTAAGTCGCGCCGATCCTCTCAGCCGTTCCCGCTGGGTCGCGCCCCGTCATCACGGCGATCGTGGCGACGATCGGCTTCAATGCCTCGACGGCGTACGCTTCCTGCTCCTGAGCGAAGACGTTTGCCCAAATGGTGAAGGCGTCGGCCGGCTTACCTTGAGCGTTGGCCGTGGCCTTCGCGGTTTTCGTTTCAACCCGGCCGGCCGCGTCCGTGATGAGGGCGGCAAAGTCTTCGACGGTCGGGGCCTGGGTGGCGGCTTGGTTCTGGGGCGCCTGGGTCGCTGCCTTCGGCGGCGCCGTGTCACCCCGTTGTTTCAGTTTGTCACCCTCGGGGTCGTTAGACTTCGGCCACCCCAGTTCCTGGCGGCCTTCGTTGCTGGTGATGAGTCCGGCGCCGGTCAACTTGGTGACGATGGTTGCTTCCATGGCGACGTCACCCCGGATTAAGGCGGCGGGGTCGATGTGGACGGTGAAGCCGGCATCCTGCTCCACGTCCGACAGCAACTTGATGAGTTCATCCTCTGCCTGTTCGATGAGAAGAC